TTAATATTTAATGACAATATTGAAAATAATAAATTATTAAATAACAAAGCCTTTGAAGAAGGCAATATTGTGATAGCGAAAGGTTCAAAAAGAGATGATTGTATATTTGGAGACTTAATAGCAATTCAAGATCATCAAATATATATGAAATTGAATGATTTAAAAAAGATTGATAAAAATAATTGACATTTAATTATAGTTGCTATAATATAAACTATATGATTTCATTTTATAAACCAAACAGCAAAAACACTGGAACAGCTTGCAGCTTCACAGTAAATACAAAAGATGCCTCCGTATGGGGATCATTAATTAAACAATCTTCTTGGAATGATGCTAAGAAAATTGGTTCATTTTCAGAAAATCAAAATAACCCTACGAAAAGTGTTAAAATTAAATTTTCCCTAACTGAAGCAGCTGGAATTTTAGACGCAATCGAAAGAAACGTAGAATTTTCTGCGTATCATACCTCTGAAAAACAAACTACAAGAATTAAATTTTGTCCATATATTAAAGATGATAAACAAGTAGGATATTCTTATTCAGTAAATAAAGAAGATAAGCAAAATAGCGAAAATAAGCAATCTTATTTAATTGGTTTTTATTTTAATGAGGCTTCTCTTATTAAAGAATTTTTAAAATTTGCACTCCACTCCACATTTCATCAACAAGAAATAGAAAATATTAAAAGATTGAAAAATAGGAAGACTGAATCTACCGACTCAACATCAAATGTAGAAACAGAAGGCGATCTTTGGTGAATAAAAAGAAAAAAGTTTTAATACAAACTGATTTTTCCCTTGCTAAAACAGGCTTTGGAAGAAATGCTAAAACTCTTTTAAAATACTTATATAATTCAAATAAATATGATTTAGTTCATTATTGTTGTGGAATGCCTTGGAGTCATCCAGAATTAAAAAGAACTCCATGGAAATCAATTGGATCATTGCCAGACACTCAACAAGAATTAGAGCTCCTAAATAGAGATCCAAATTTAGCTAGAATGGCAAGTTATGGTGCGCATTATTTAGATAGAATTATCGATCAAGAAAAGCCAGACATATATATTGCTGTTCAAGATATTTGGGGAGTTGACTTTGCTATAGATAAGCCTTGGTTTAATAAAATAAATTCTGTTATTTGGACAACTTTAGATTCATTACCAATACTAGACTCAGCGATTTCTTGCGCACCAAAGGTTAAAAATTACTGGATTTGGAGTAATTTTGCCACCAAAGCATTAAATAAAATGGGATATAAACACGTTATGACTGTTCATGGATGTTTAGAATCTAAAGATTTTCGTAGACTATCAGATTTTGATAGAAAAAAATTAAGAAATAAATATAATCTGCCACAAGATGCATTTGTAATTGGTTTCGTTTTTAGAAATCAATTAAGAAAAAGTGTTCCTAATCTTTTAGAAGGATATGCCTTGTGGAAAAAAGAAAATCCAGATATTAAAAATACATTTTTACTTCTTCATACTCATTGGGGAGAAGGATGGAATATTCATAAATTATGCAAAGAATTGAATGTAAATCCAGCAGAAGTATTAACTACTTATATATGTAAAAATTGTGGAGAGTATGAAATTAAAAATTTTACTGGACAAGATTTAAATTGTAAATATTGTGGAGCAGAAAAAAGTCAAACTACAACTAATGTCAGTATCGGAGTTACAGAGCAACAATTGAATGAAGTTTATAATTTAATGGATGTATATTGTCATCCTTTCACCAGTGGAGGACAAGAGATTCCAATTCAAGAAGCTAAACTCACCGAATTAATCACTTTGGTTACGAATTATTCATGTGGTGAGGAGATGTGCGAAAAAGATGCGGGCTCTATTCCGTTGGAATGGTCGGAGTATAGAGAGCATGGCACAGAGTTTAGAAAAGCTTCTACTTATCCAGCTTCTATAGCTAAGAACTTAAATAAAGTATATAAAATGTCTAAAGCTGAAAAAATAGAAATGGGAAAAAAAGCAAGAGACTGGACGATTAAAAATTATTCAGTAGAATCTGTTGGCTCAACTATAGAGAATTTTATAGATACCGCAGAAAGTACAAACTTTGATTTTTCTAACTCTCAAATTGAAAGAAATCCAAACGCAGTTATACCAGAAATAAAAGACAATAAAGATTGGATTTTATATCTTTACCACAATGTTCTTTGTCTTAAAAATATTAACGAAAGTGACTCTGGATTTATTTACTGGATGGACCAGCTTTCAAAAGGTGCTTCTAGGAATGATGTTGAATCATATTTCAGAAAAGTTTCAACAGAAGATTTAAATAAAAATAAGCAAATCTCATTTGAAGAGATCTTGGGCAAAGATGATGATGGAAAAAGATTATTAGTAGTAATGCCAGAAAGTGCTGGAGATGTCTTTATGGCTACGAGTTTGCTTCCATCAATTAAAAAAATGTATCCAGAATATAATATATATTTTGCTACAAAACAAGAATACTTCTCTATTTTGAACGGTAATGAATATATTTATAAAACTATTCCATATATCCAACAAATGGATAATTTAATGTGGCTAGAGGGTGCAGGTGATCATAAAGGATTTTTTGAAATTGCATTTTTACCTCATGTTGGTACCCAAAGAGTTTTAAATTATCTTCATAATGGAAAAGATAAAATAGAATTTAATATGAAAAATTTTAATATATAATATGCATATTTTAGAACAATACGCTTTAAATTGTGGAGTATCTATTTCTAAACCATATATAAGTGAAGAATTTTTTCCACTTCCATTTGAAAAATATATAACACTACATCCAAAAGGAAAATTCCCATCTAGGGAATACGATTATTGGGAGGAAGTAACTACCAATTTATTCCCTATTTTAGAAAAACATAATATTAAAATAGTTCAAGTTGGAGGTAAAGAAGATCAAGTCATACCTTTTTGTTACCCAACTAATGGGCAAACTAATTTAAATAATTTAGCATATTTAGTTAAAAATTCCTTACTCCATTTAGGAGTAGACAGCCTTCCAATACATTTCGCTTCTGCATTTGGTAAAAAAATAGTTGGACTCTATTGCAATATGTATCCTAATCAATCTGCTCCATATTGGTCTTCTTCAGAAGATTGTGATCTATTATTTGCAGATTTAAAGGGAAAAAAACCATCCTATGCAGTTTTTGAAAATCCAAAAACAATAAATACTATAAAACCAGAAGATATTGCTAATAGTGTTCTTAAAAAATTAAATATTAATGAAACTATTAAAAATAAAACAATTTATTTTGGAGATGCTAGTCATATTAGATCTGTAGAAATTATTCCAGATCATGTTCCTAATTTATCTTCATTTAATATAGATATAGCTAATGTCAGAATGGATTATTATTTTAATGAGATGTTTTTATTTAATATATTAAGCGTATATAAAACTAACATCTTAACAGATAAAGCGGTTAATATAAATGAATTAGTTAAATTTAAAAACAATATTTTGCATGTTTATTTTATTATTAATGATGAATCAAATTTTGATATTAAATTTATAGAAAATTTAAAAAATAATGGAATAAAATTCTCAATATTATCATTTCTTCCAGAAGATAAAATTCAAAAGATTAAAATACATACTATGGATTTTTCTAATATTATAATTAAAGATTATGAACCTAATAAAGAAATTATTAAATCATTTAAAAGTAATAATTTAAAGTTTAAATCAAGTAAGCTTTTACTAAGCCAAGGAAAGATGTATCCGTCTTTTCAAAATTATAAATTAAATATAAGCTATAATCAATCTTTAATTGAATATTTTGATTTTAAAGAAGAAGGTGATCTTTATAAAGAGTTACAAAATTTTTATATTTTTAGTATTGACTAAATTTCTAAAAGATAGTATCATTTCAAAATGAGCCCAAAAATTAAAACAGAAGAAAATACAATTTCAATTGGAAGTTCTGAATTATTTGAAACTGTAGTTATTTCAGAACAAAAACAACAAACTGCTCAAGTAGTTCCACCTAATCTAATAACAAGAAATGAATACGGTTTAATTGAAGATAAGAGTCTTAATTACATATTTAATGATGATGGTACAATTAATTGGCGTAAAATGGTTAAAATAGAACACCTTGTTCCAAATAGACAAAAGACGCAAGAAACAGATGTTTCTAAGCTTCAAGATAAAGATTTACTTATCCTTCTTGGCGGAATTAAAGAATTAGCCCAAATTCGTGGATATACGAGTGTTGAATATAAAGTTGTTGCAGCATCTGAAAGTTACTTTGCAACAAGCTGTAAGATTACTTGGCTTCCTAATTACGAAACTGGGGGTAAGGAAATTGTTTTCGAATCTCTTGCTGATGCCACTGTAAATAATACTAAGAGTTTCGCCAGATTCTTTTTAGCTGCAATTGCAGAAAATCGTGCTTTTGTTAGGTGTGTAAGAAATTTCTTAAAGATTAATATTGTAAGTCAAGAAGAGCTTGGAGACGCTAAAATATTAGATGATTCAATCGCTCAAAATGACAACCCAACCTCTCCTCATAGCTTGTTGGAAAAAGTAATGAAAGATAAAAATATTAACTTTGATCAATTGAAAAAGAAATTGATTAAAGAAAAATTTGATAATGCTGAAAATTTAAATTCAATCTCTGATATACCTAAAGCTAAAATATTTGAGCTTATAGAAAGAATTAAAAAAGCCTAGCTCAAGATATAGGCAGAAAAGCTAATAGAAGCTTTTCCATTATCTGCAACGTTTAAATTTAAGCTTTCATTATTTTTAATTATATTATTGAAATTAAAAGATAATATATTAGTTAAAGTAAAATAATTTTTAAAATTTATTTGCACAGATCTTAAATCATTACTTGTTAAAAATGATCTCATATTAGACATCATATAATTATCAATATCTAAATCAAAAGCAAAATCTATTTTTATTGGATACTTTATAAATACTTCAGTTGGATAATATTCACCAATATTGTATTGAGGAATTCTTTCTGAAGAAATTGTCATGTCAAAAGAAAGTAGCCTAGTCGTCAAAGCTTCATTAAAAGTTATATCAGTATAGCATAAATCATATGGTATTATATTATAATTTATTGGATTATTTATTATTATACCAGTTTGTTCTGCAAACTGGCCATAAACATCAATATCAGCCCTACAAACAATAGGATTATCAATTGCAGTTTTAATATTATATCTAGTTAAATAACCACTATAAAAATTTAAATATTTATTGGCATATCTAAAAGTTCCACTTATTACATTTTGCCCAGTAAAAGCTAAAATTGGATCAATATTAGAAGGTATGTATTCTATATTAATAGAAGCTTTATTTTGATCATTTACTAAAAAATTAAACCCTGTATCTTGTATTGCTATAGAAGGGGCTATATTTGTATCATATGATACCCCTAAAGATTGAACTCCAGAAACAAACTGGCCATTTAAATAAATATTTTGATTTTGTTTAGAAGAAAAGATAGGCATTTAATATAATTACACCATTAAAACAAGTGTAATTATTTAAAAGGTATAAGGTTATGGCAAGTATATACGATACAGTATCTGGCTGGTCTAATAGTGCTAACTATATTAAATATAATATAGTTTCTGGATCTGATCTTAAATACTATTATGCAGTAACTAGTAATAATGCTTCTAATCCTACAAATACATCATTTCTTCAAAATAAATGGGATGGATATATAACTATTAATAATATTCTAGTTCCAAACTTTTTTTGGAAACCATCTTATACAAGTAATGTTAATTTTGAACCAAATATTATAAAAATTCAATTTGGAAATGGATATCAACAAAGAATTCCTAATGGAATTAATTTTGATTTAATGAAATTTGATGCAATTTTTGATAATAGATTAGAAATGGAAGCTGTATCTATGCTTCACTTCTTAGATCAAAGAGGAGGACAACAATCATTTATTTATAATGTTCCTACTATTTATAGTAAAACTAATTTTAATACTAGATTTATTGCCCCAAATTGGAATGTGTCATATAATTCATATAATAATTATAGTATTAAAGTAAAAATAGAAGAGGTTGCAGTCTAAAATGCCTACAAGCTCTGACATTTATAATCAAATAGTAAGCGGAACGCAATCATTAAATACTGAAATATCTAGTATTCAACCAAGTACTCCAATTTATTTATATGAATTAGATTTAAAAGAAATTTATCCTCAAATTAGTAGTTTTAATCAAACTGGACAGCCTCTTACTAGTGGAATTTTAAGAATTTATAATGATTATAATTTATTTAATTTAACTGATAATAATTATAGATATGGTACAGTTTCTTGGCAAGGCAATATTTACTATCCATTCCCAATAATGGCAGAAGGGTTTAATTTAAATTCTGCTGGAACATTAGCAACGCCAGTGATAACAGTAGCAAATACTGCTCCAGATACATCTAATAATTCATTTTATAAATACATTAGAATGCAAGTTCAATCATTAGGTGATATTGTGGGTTCTAAATTTACTAGAATAAAAAGTTTTTTAAAATATTTACATGGTTCAAATTTTTCTGGAGGATATAATCCATATACAAATGATCCAAGCATTTATGAAGTAGAATTACCAAGAGATATTTATTATGTAGAAAGAAAAGTTACAGAGAATAAATATAGAATAGAATATTCTTTAGCTTCAATTTTAGATGTTGAAAATTTAACTTTACCATCAAGAACCGTATTAGCAAATAAATGTCCATTTCAATACAGAGGAGAAGGATGTTTATATGAATATAATTCAAGAAAAACTCTTATACATAGTGGAGTATATGGTCAAGTTACTAATCCAGGTATTCGCGTACACCTTCCATTAGAAGCTCCTCCCGTATCTACAGATAATGATGAATTATTTTTAAATACAATTTTAAGTGGAACTACAGATGCAGCAAGATTTAGTGGAATAAATTATAAATTAGTTGGGATCGGAAACTACGGAAATA